GGGGACAGGTGCCATTCCAGACGAATCTGTGTCGGTGGCGTCCGCGCTGCTTACGCTGGTGGCGACCGCTCTAATGCAGAACCTGCGCTCGATTGTTTCTGAAGGTGCAGCCGAAGATTCAAACGGCCACGGGCACGGGCCCAAGCCATCCGCTAAGAAACCCTCAACCCCTAAACCATGAAGAAAGCTATCTCCGTAGCGGCCCTTGCCCTACTCGCTGGCTGCGAAGGTATCAGCGTTGCTGACGCCTACGTGCAAGCCGATCAACTGACCTACGACGCTATCGCGCCGTCTTATCGCGCTTACGTGGCGGCTGACGAAAAGCTGGACGCTGCCAGCAAGCAGTCACGCATGCGCCTACTCGAAACCTGGAAGCTTCGCATCGAAGCCAACACCAAGAAGAAGTGACTTACATGACTCCAGAAGTTCAAGTGCTTGCCGACAAGCTTAAGGCAAGCGTTACTGATCCGGCCAAGCAGGAAATGTTGGCTGCGATTGCGTCCGATGCAAGCCGCATTGCAGTGCTTGCTCTGACTAACCCATTTGCCGCTGAGGAAGAAGTCACGATCGTTAAGGCTACAATGGCTAACATTGGCCAAGCCGAAGCGGCGAATGCTGTGCAAGCTGTTACCGACTGGGTCACCGAAACGGTTGGCCGAGTCATGTCTAAAGCCCTTCCTGTTTAGGAGAAGTTATGCCGAAAGTTGGTAAGAAGACGTTCTCATACACCCCCGCCGGTAAGAAAGCTGCGAAGAAGGCAGCTAAAAGTGCTGGCAAGAAAACCAAATCCGCCAAGAAAGGTAAGTGATGGCGGTTTGTGGCAGATAAACCCGAACTAGAGCCCGGCTACCGAGGTTACGTAGCCGGGGTTCTCGACTGCGACGGCTCTATATGGATTAGCGCCGATCGCGGTGGGGCACATCCACGCCACACGCTTCGCGTCAACGTGACCAACACGAGGCGCGACTTACCCCAGTGGTTTGCCGAATACTTTGGCGGGCAGTGTAAGCACTACCCTAAAAAGAAGGCTGAGTGGCGCGATGAATACCGCTGGCAAGTTAGCGGTTTAACTGCTCTACCTGTGTTGCAAGTATGCCTGCCTTACTTGATAATTAAACGCAAGCAGGCGCTGCTAGCCATGGAGTTTGCCAGCACGATTATCCCTGGCTCTAAAGCAATACCCGAGTCTTACCGTCAATTGCGCGCTGAGATCTACGCGCAGATGACGATGTTAAACAGAAAAGGCCCAGCATGATTGTGCTTGGAGTAGACCCTGGCTATCGCAACCTTGGCCTGTCTGTTGTGCGCGTCTCGGAAGACGGCAAGGCCGCCAAGGTGCTGCACTCGGAGAACATGTCGGTCGGCAAGGCCACCGCACCAATGGCGTTCACCAAGTTCCTTTGGCCTAAGCTTGAAGCTTTAAACGCAGAGCACGGACCGATTGACTCAGTGGCTAGCGAGACGCCGCCGTTCATCATGGGGCAAATTAAGACGACTGCTTTTTTGTGGGCGGTGTCTTCGATCGTTGTGGCTTGGACACACGCTAACAACGTGGCATTTCGACACGCGTCGCCACTGTCTCTGAAGAGGGCGGTGTGCCGCGCAACCGGTCGCGAGTGGAACCGCAAGTTCATCCCTAAGAAAAGCGAGGTCAAGGAGGTTGTGCAACAGATCACGGCTGGCACAGGCCACACGTCGCACGAGAACGACGCTACGCTAGCCGCCTTGCTCATGTTTAGTAAAACTATACCGGATGACTAAACTACGCTTAGCCAGTCGCGTAAATCGAGTGCGCTTCCCAGGTGTAGGCATCCACACTTTTGAGGTGCGCAACATGTCGATAGCTTCGTTGCGCCCTTCAGTCAGATGTGTTCCGTCATTTGCAAAAGAGGTGGCAAGATCAATTGAGCAACACGGACTTTCAAATCCAGTTATTGTAGTGCGTGGCCCCAGAGAAGATCTGCTACGTCAACTAGAGGAGCGCGGAGACCCTGATTGGCTACCGAAAGGAGAGGTTTTAAACATCGTCTTTGGAGGAGCTAATCGAGTCTTGGCTGCAAGAAGACTTGGATACACCCACATCGACTGCGTCCTGATCCCTACATTTGCGCTGGCCATACAGGTGCAGCAGCTACAGAGAGAAAGCTACGATGGAGCAACAGCAAAAAAAGTCGGCCAATAGCTTTGAGAAGCTCGACTCGATTGAGGACATGGCGGTTGCCCGCTTTGGTTCTGTCGAAGGCTTGGCCTTGATTCAGAAGACGACGTTGGACTTGGCCAAGTTCTACGCCGAGCAATTTCAGCTAGACGCGGCAGACCCAGAAGTCATGCTTAACACGACCGCGCTAGCGTTTGCGCGGCACAAGGAGTTCACTCTGCTGCGCGAGATCGAAATCGACTTGTTTCAGCGCGTGACCACTAACCCAGACGGTGCATCCTACGGGCAGGTGCTGTTCAACACGACACGGACAGGAGCCTACCGCGACGTTTACCGCGAAGTCGATCGCTTGCACGCGCGTGCGGCGGGCTATTTAAAGGAACTGCGCGAGCTTTCGCGCGACGCGCGTTGCCGCTAAAGCTCGCTGACAGCGGCGACCCGTTTGATTAAACGATCCAGATACCAACGCGCTTTGCGCAGGTCTTGCTCGGGCTTGCCCTTGTGCTTGTAGCGCCATAGATACTTGAGGATGTTACCCTTCAAGTAGTCGGCAAAACCTTCGGGAGACATCGACGCCTCGATAGCGTCGATAGTCTCGACGCCGCCAGCAGTGTAGTGCTGCGGCTTATTGACCTGATCCATCGGCGCGCTCGTGCAGGATGGCCATGGCGACAAGCCCCACCTTGACTAGCTCGTGATCCGTCATGGTAGACATGAGTTCACCAAGGTCGGGAAGCTTATCGGGTGGGGTTTGCTCCGCAGGTGTCTCGGAATGGGCAGTAGCCGGGCTTACCGGATCGTCCGCAGTGGAAGTAGGCGTCTTGGTCATGTCGAATTAGGAACTCTTCTCCAGGGTCTGACCCTTCTAGGGCCATCTCAATTGCGATACGAACTCTGTCACGCTCTAACTTGAGCGCGGCGGGCTCGATGAAACGAGGCAGCAAAGGCTTCGTCAACGAATCGCGGTTTATACCTGCAATGATAGCGCCTGTCTCGATGACGTTTAAAGTGTCGGCATAGACAGAAAGCTGTGCGAGGTAGCCAAAGGCATCGGGGTCTTCACCCCAAATGGTTTTGCCGTGCTTCCTAAAGGAGAAGCCGCCCATAGTTTTGAAATCTACGAGCATCGTTTTAGGCGCGTCTTCAGGCAAGTAGCCGTCAACGTCTTGCGCCGTGATAAACATATCGACGTGACCTTCCTGGTTAAACCTGTCGTAATCGTCAGGCCACCAGTCAGGCAGAGACACAGACTTCTCAGTCTCTACTTTGAAACCGCGCGGTATTGCTGCTTTGACAGCAGCGTAGCTTAGCTCGTGGAGCAGGTGACCCACGGCAAAGGTTGAGCCGATGTTGCTAGGCATGTCGCCACCAGCCTCACCATTTGCGGCGTAGTAAGTCTGCCTAGCGCAGGCTAGGAAAGCGGAAGGTCGGATGCGCCTAGCTTCATTGCGCTGAACCATCGAGCCTTTAATGCTCTTGGCGGCGTTCTCGACGTGCTCGTCTACTAAGACGGGGTCGGCGTTCTCAACGCTCATCCCGTAGAGCCAAACGGCTTTTAAAAATTTCGACCAGCTTGCATACGGCTCACTTGGTTTCGGTAGCCGGGTTGTCGATGAGGTCATCCGCAATCTCCTTTGGACTTTGATTTACTTTAACTGCTTTGTCTGAATCTGTAAGGAACACCATAGACCCCGAACCTTTAAAATCTGGGACGATGGATTTGATGTGCGCTGCGGGGATCAACCGACCGCCGCAATCACCGGGAAAGTAGATGAAGCTGACGCCTCCTACATGAACGGACTCACTGAACTCTTGCTCTACCATAATAAGATGGGGGCGTTTAACGCCTGCCCCCAAGGCGGTCCTCTCTCACTCGTCCTAGCGAGCGGGCGTGAAACGGAACTCAGCCCACTCGCCAAAGTCGCCATCTTCGTGGAAGACGTTCACGCTGACCTTCTCGCCGATTAGATCGCGAGGGGTCTTGGTGAGCGCCACCTTCTTGTCGGGCCACACGGCCTTCATCAACTTGGTGTAGGTAGCCTTCGCGTTAAGCGGACGCTTGTAGTTGATGAACGTCGAAAGGTCGCCGTCAAAAGTAGGGCAGTCGAAGACCACCAAGAAGCGCGCCTCGACGCCCTTCTCCTTGGCCTTCTCGTGCGGCTCGAAAGCACGCACGTCGGTGATGGTGCAGGAAGGGTAAGAACCCTCCGGCGTAAGGGCTTTCTTGCCCTCGTATTCTGCTTCGGTGATCGTGGCATTCAGCAGACGATCGGGATCAAAAGTATCGGAACTCATGTGTCGGTTTCCTCTAGTGGCTTCGGGCCACGTTCTAGGTTTCTAAGGACTTCGAGTAAATTAAGACCGTGATCGGCAGCCAAGGGCTTCGCCTTGAGCAGCTTCTCTACGGTCCCAGCAAGGGCTTCCTTATCCCTCGGTGGTCGGTCTCCCATCTCCGACAGCACCTCGCGGATGCGTCGGTCGATGAGGTTTACAATGGATTCTTGGTCAGGCATCGCCCCAAGTTTGGCCAAGCGTTGCTTCGGCTAGGAATTTTACAGCGCCGAAAGCATCAGGATACGCGGAGTTTGCTGCGTCTTCCATGACTTGCCGTAACTTTTCCGCCTTGTCCGGGTCGTTGCCCCCAACGATGATCTCGTCGTGGACAGTAAGCAGCGGCTCTAGCCCTGCGTCATGCACAGCAACAAGCGCGTGCCGAATCAACTCTGCTGCTGACCCTTGGACAATAACAGACACGGCGGGGCGCGTCTCTTCATTCGATGTGAAGATGCGCGTGCGACCGGCTACAGTTTTAGCAACTCGGAACTCTTCCGCCTCTTGCCACACCCCTTCCATCCAGTCGTTTAGACGGGGAAGGTTGCGTTTGTAGTCTTTGAGAAACCGGGCCGCTGTCCCCTTGTCAGACTTAAGCTCGAACGCCAACCTCTTCGCCCCCATTCCGTTGAGGATTCCAAAGTTGACAGCCTTAGCCTTGAACCGAGACTCAGGGGTGACGCTCTCGATCGCCGTCCCCATCATCTTGGCCGCGACTTCAGTGTGCGGACAGCGGCCCTGTTCAAATGCCTCAAGCAGCACGGGCTCGTCGGCAAATGCTGCCGCAACCCGTAGCTCTACCTGCGAGAAGTCACAGGTAATTACGCCGTTGTTTTCCGGCGAGGTCATACAGCCACGAAGCGCCTTGCCCAACGGGCCGCGCTTAGGGATTTGCTGTAGGTTAGGTGTGTCGCACGAAAACCGCCCTGTTCGCGTGCGTGTCGTGTTGGTCCTCGGGTAGAGGATACCATCCTGCGTCATCGAAGGTAGCGTTTCTATAAACGCTGACTTCAACTTGGTTGTTTTGCGGTATTGGATGACAGCTTCCGCTAAATCGTCGCCGTCATCTGCCAGCTTTTGCAGTGCCAACTTCGACGTGCTCGGCTTGCCCGTAGCTGTCAGCGGTAAGCGCCGACCACAACTGATTAGCCAGTCTGCAACCTGCATCGGAGAGTCGGGGTTACCATTTAGCCCCTCCGATCTAAGCGCATTTAAACGATCGTTAATCATGCTTTCAAGCTGATGCCTAACGTCGTCTAGCTTGTCCTCCAAGAGTCGGACACCCCGCCGCTCCATTTCATAGACTGCCTGCTCGACACGGTAATCGAACGACGCCGCTTCCATTTGAAAGCGCTTGACCATCTTGCTGGTGATGACGCAGTCGTTAGCTAGATACTCAAAAAGCTGCTCTTCGGGAACCTGAGCAATCTTGCCGCGTTTAATCAGGTCAGGCGTGGGTATGTTGTGCCACCCGTTTACACGCGAGATGTGATCCATCGAACGCTTGCCTCCCGTGTGTCCGAAGTAGGCAGCGGTCATTGTGTCTTGCCATGGTTTGCTAGGCACAAGATCTAGGGCATGTAAATCGAACCGGAGGTTGTGGCCAATGAGACGCATTTCGGTCAGATACGCCTCCAACCCCCAGTCCGAGTATTCTTCGTGTGAGATAATGAACACGTTTGGCGAGCCAAGAGGGCTCAAGCCAATCCACCAAGCGTAGTGCTGAGCGTCGTGACCAACTACATCTAGGCCGTTGGTCTCTGTGTCCATGACCCACCACTGATCAGGGTCGGCTTTCGCTAGCAGTTCAACTAATTGATGGCGAGGCAAGCGATGTATCAAAGCACTATCCTCTCAAGAACAACTGGGCAGTGCTTACCATCACGGAAGTGAAGACCCTTTCTTAGCAAGCGTAGCTTGCCGTTGCTTCCCGAAAGGTGGCCGGGCTCAACTATCTGCAAGACTAGCATTTGTTGTCGGCCCTGTAGAAACAAGCTCACGTCGTAGTTTTCGATACTGTTGACGACCCAAAGACCATCTTCTACCACAGCCTCAACAAGAATGGGTGCCCAAGTTACGCCTTTTAACCAAGCGCTTTCCATCCACCGTGCGCGCTCTTCAGACAGATGGCTGTAGCGAACAGCGGCTAGACGTTTAACCGAAGCATGCGCAGCGTAACCCACTCGTCGGATTAAACACTCCGAGAAAGACGCTTGGTTGCTGAACCGATTGACCACCCTGGCCCCGATTGGGACTGTCGTGTAGTCGATGTCTGCTCTCGGTTTGTAGTTGCTTACTCTGTCGTAAGCGCGTTGCAGCCACGTTGTGTAATCCTTCACAGCAACCTCGCTTTGAGAGTTCGTGGGACATGCACACGCTTGCGTCCTCTCGTGAGCATCACGTAGAGCAACCGCAGCGTGGCGGGATCTTTCTGCGCCAACCGCTCCATCGCAATACGCGACCAGGGGAGCAAGTAAACATCGTTAGCCTCGGCCCCCTTCGCTGCGTGCCCGGTGGACAACACAAGCTCATGGTCCGCTTCCGCTACCTTCGGCACCACGCCGGTCTGGCGTAGCCCCCAAGATGTAAACGCTTTGGCCACGCTCGCACGGGAGTAACCCATGACTAGCCCAGCCCTCGGTGCGTGCTCGCAATCCCAAGTGTGCAGGGCGGTCTCGTGCTCGGCAGCAAACGTGCGTGCTGGGCGGTCATACCATGACTTCAGCGCCTTGGCTGCCACCGAAGCGACGGGGTTACCTACCCGGTAGCCCTTGTCCAACACCGTGCGCTGGTCTGCCCGCTCCCACACAGGAGGTAGGCGGCTCCCGGTCATGCCCTTGGGTGTGCCGAAGATAGCTTGGCCCGGATCACCGAACGCCCACACTTCTCCGCCTGGACGGACCAACGCCATCGCTGCACGTAGCTCTACCCACGACATGTCTTGCGACTCGTCGATCATCAGCATGTCGAAGTGCTCTTCGTCAGGCACCGGGGCGCCGACCTCCAGCCATCGAGCCATTGGCAGCAAGAACTTCAACTGAGCCTCCGGTTTAAACTCACCCAACGGAAAGGGTGGTTCACCTTTATCCCATCCGTGCAGGCGCCTGGCTGACTCGTCTAAACGGTGCGGCGGTCGGGCGCTTGGAGCGTCTGCTTTGTATTGCTCCAGCGCCGGGTCGAACAGGTGATGGATCTTGCGCTGCTGGTAACTCGCAGCGTGTCTAGCCATCCCGGCTTTGCTCTTAGCGTAGTCCTTAACGTAAGGCCAAGTCAGTGAGTAGACTGTGCCCGACACGATGTTCGGCGCACGCTGTTTAACGATTGCGGCAGCGTCCTTGGTGTAGGTAACCACCGCAATGCGGGCGCCATGCGAGCAGCGCTCCGCTTCCTGCACGATGCGCCGTGTCTTGCCCGTCCCAGGCGGGCCGTCGAACGCAGTGAGTTTAATCCTCCGCGCGTCGTTGGACGAATAACTCATACTGCGCTCCGATGTATTCTTGTGATGGGATGGGAAGCTGACCGATAGGGCAGCACCACACGCGGCTACCGCTGCGCATACCAACCAGCGTCTTGTCTAGTAAGTATTGTTTCTTCAGCTTGCGCGCCATCGGAATGTCACCCAACCGAGTGAGCAGTGACTCTTGGATCATCGGCGGCAGCACCAACGCAGGCGGAGCGCTGTCCAAAGGCCACACGATGAACGGAGTGACCGCGCCTTGCGGTCGCTTCTCTGTCCACCCCTCAAGGAAGATAAGGTCACCCGCAGCGATGCGTGCCCACTCATCGAGCAACTCCCAGAAGCGGTCCTCGACTGGCACGCCAAGGTGATCGACACCCTTCTCGACCTGCATCATAAAGTCGAGCGCCTTGCTCCAACCCGGTTGAATGAACAGCGGGCTACGCGACACGGTGTCCATCGGTGCGCTCGACAGGCGAGTCAACGTAGGCAGGACTTGCCGAACATCGGTAAGCCCAGCCACCTTAGTAGCCTCGTGCCTCCGCTTGGCTGAGCCGCCGAACCCAACAAGCGTCTCCTTCAGCTTGCCCGCAGAGTCGAACACCTCAACCATCCACGGCGTGTGGCCGAACACGCTCTCGCACTCAGCTTTGATGTCCGTGATCGTCGGGTTCTTCTCGCGAGCTTGATACTTCTCGCCGTTCTTGCTGCCCGTCGTCCACCCGGAGTTCATCGCCACCCGGAACTCGGTCTGTTTAAATGGCCCGAGCTTGGGCGACAGCTTCTCCCAGGCGGCGTTGACCAACTCGGGATCGACCCCCTTGCCGGGGTGTAAACGGCCCATGACCTGCCCGATGCGGGCGACTATGTTGTTGCGGTTACCCTCCGGCACCTCGTCGATCAGGTCCAACATCTCCAGCAAGTGCATTGCTTCGGTTGGCTTGCCGCCTACTTCGCTCCGCTTGCCCTGATTGGGTCGAGCTACTAGCCGTGCGGCCAGCGTCTCCGGTGGATACGGCAAGTCACTTGGCTTTAACGATCCGCGAATGACCTCATACTTGGCGGCTTTGCCATGCTTGTTAGTGACAAGAGAGCCAGAAAGCATGATGAGCCGACAAGACTTAGACGACACGCGAATCTCGCCTGCGACCCCGTTACCAAAGTCAATTGCGGCTGGTAAGCGGGACGCAATAACGTCTGGTGGCAAGCGAAACCACACGTGATAGCCACCCGAAGGTGAGCGAACGACGCAGGTCTTGTCCGGCACGTCGTAGTCTGGCGAGACCTTGGCCCACACAGCATCGAACTCCATGCCATAGGTGTCGAGGTCGAGAATCAGCAAAGGCACCGGGTCTCCCGGCTGCGGGCACAACGCAGCGCCCGTCCCTTCCTCCTTGCACAAGTAAGCGTGCGCTAGTTCGTGCTCGCCTTCCTTGATGAGGGCGTCCCATTTGCGCCCGTTAAACTGTGTAGGAAACTTCTGTCTGTTTTTGGTCGGGAACACCCAGTATCCCGACTCGGACAACTCAGTCCATTTCACTCTAAATCTCCTGGCGATAGCTCGCCGCTAATGATTCGCCACGCCCGAGCGAGGGCCATTCCCCACGCTTCCCCGTGACTGTGTGTGCAATTTTCCCACGCTAGTGCGTGCCCCCACTCGTGTGCAAGCAGGAGCCACAGCGCGTCAGGCTGTTCGTCCACTACCTTCGCGTCTAAACGAATTAAGTAGTGGTCTTTGTTTTGTGAGCAGTCTCCGATGCGATCGGCGGGCATGCGTTTAATCACCCGCACTCGCACCTTGCGCCCGTCAGTCGGTGCCGCCAGGAGGTTGAGCAAGCGAACTACCGAACGCAGGCTTTGCCGATGCTTCATGGCTCGCGAGGTTGTCGATGTAAGTAGCCAGCGCAGCGCGCACCAACTGGCTGGCGGGCCGGTCTGTGTGGGTGCATGCCCAGTTTAGACGCTCGTGTTCTGGAGTAGACAGTCGGATCTCCAGACGGTGGTTGCGCTCAACACGCCCTCGATTGTTGTAACCCATATATCAGCGACCTTTCGACGTATTAAAACGTCCTAAGTTGTTACCCCTACAAAAGTTGAGGCAAAAAGCACGGAAAACAACATTCCGCATGCGTGACATCGTAACAGACGGCAATGGTTTAGCGTAGTGAAACTGGTTTTTGCCGTAGTTCTACGCAACGCCTTCCCCTCCACTAGCTTGCGACATTTGAATACGTCGAATGCGCGCTGATGGTGAAAGTGAGCCTTTTTACGCCGTGCTCAGGGCGACGCTTGCTAGCTAGCGGGTGGTGTAGGGAAGGGAGAAGCCGCGCTCAACGCTGGGTCATCAGCGGAGCGCAGCAACTAGCTAGCAAACTGTTCGTTAGCGGAAGGCGTAGCCGATTACCAGACCAGCGCAAAAGATGAGCGCGATGACTAAGTAGGCAACTGCATATTGCCCTTGGTCGTCATGGTCAGGCATCGGTGGAAACTTCCGGCTCGGGGAATATGAACTCACGGGCTTGTTGCAACATCATCTCGATGTCAGCAAGCTCGTCAAGGTCAAGCCAAAGACAAAGACACTGAAGAGTGCCTACCTTCATCTCCAGCTTGCACTGATTCTTCCAGAGATCGCCGCCGATGCGCGTCATCTCCAATTGAATAGGCTGGTCGGTTTGCTGCGAGACGTTTTGCCGCCAACAGGCGTAGCTGTCTGTGTTACTTCTCTCAATCTTACCCATTTAGGTCTCCCTCGAACGCTTGTTGCGCTCGATGCATGGTTGAAAAAGGACCGACGAATTTGTCGGTGTCTTGCCTACAAAACTCAAAGAACGATTCGCTCCCCTTTATAAACCGATAGCGAATGATGCCTGTCGGCCAGAAGAACATAGGTGGATCTAGTGACGGTTTAGATGGTGCGTCGAGGAGCGGGTGCTCCTTCGACGACCATTCACCTTCGAGTGTCTGCCAACCAACAGCGTTATTTTTTAGCTCGGCTAGCTTCCAATTAAACTTTCGACTCACCGAACACCTCTCGGTAGAAGTCCCGCTCCTCTGGGTCAGACGATAGATTGCCAAGATCTTCGCGTCGTCGCCATCGGGTAGCCGTGTCGAGAGTGTCACGTGTGTGCTTGTCGTCAACCATGGCACGGAACACGTCGAACGAGACATCCTTGAACTCGTCCATGACAGTCTCGTAAAGCTGAGACGAGTCGTAATCGCCAACGATCGTGATGCGACAGTTAGTCCACGAGCCTACGATGTCGTGTTTAGACACCGGGTCGTTGGATTGTCGCAGCAAGTGAGCAAGCGCAGAAAGCACGCCGCTTGAACTGCTGCACATCTCGTAGAACTTAAGACCATCGCCGAAGCGATGCGGGTGAATGAACTCGCGCTTGTCGAGATTAACTGGAATAAAGTATTGGCCCATATCTAGCTGTGAATGTGTCCGTCGGTTTCGATGCCCAGCGTCATGTCACGCCACTGCATCAGGTAGCAACCCATCAAGCCGTTCCACCAGATGGTGTCTAGCTCTTCGGTCGTAACGCGGTCGCCCTTGTTGGAGCGGACCACCTGCTTGCACCACTCAATGTCCGGGTGCTGGACCTGCTGTTCTGTCGTCATGTGTGCGGCCTCCTTGAACCGCGCTTCTTTGTTGTCTGCGCTCACGACCACATATCGTCGTCAATGACTACGAGGTCGCCTACGATGCTGCGCCCGACAAGCGTAGATGCGAGCGCATTAAACGGCTTGCTCTTAAGCAAACCTTCCTCATCGCATAGGAACACGACGCCCGAAGGCGCCTCGTTAGCACTTCGTGGTGCCACCTGCTCGATGTAGCCACCCACAGCAGCTTGCAACTGCTTGAGGGTATACGTGCCGTCCTCGTTCTCCGGCTCAGGCATCGGGCGAATCTCCCCGTGAGATGTGATGATGTATTGATTGACCATTACTTACTCCTCGTGAAAAGTGATTTGAAAGAAGACCAGCGCCGCTTGCACGCAGAGCGGAAGCGCCGCAACGGGGTTGGGCGGGTCTCGAAATACCACGCAACTGCATCGCGCACAGCACACTCCATGTCGCTTTCGTTGTCCCGAAACCACATGCTCACACTGTCGGGCAAGTTGTCGTTGACCGCCGAGTAGATGCGATCGTCGATCTCGATGTGATCGGTAAGCTCGCTTAAACAGATGTTGTTTGCGAGGTCACACAAGTCGATGTGTTGAGCGACATCGCCGCAATCGACCTCGTTAGCAAGCTCAGAGTAATCGACCTCGTGATCGTGCTTCAGAACATGCTTAACAGCGCCTTTAAACGCTTCGACTAAATCTATGTATGCTAAATTCATGGTGTTTGAACTCCCTACCGAGCGCGCTGATAGGCACGCATAGCCTGTCGAACACGCTCGGAATTGTTAGTGCCGTCTGCATTCTGCGGCACAACTGTGATGTGACCACCTGTCTTGTGCCCGTAGTTCATAAGCACAACAGGTGATTCGGTAGCGGAACAGCGCGTGCAATGCGTCGGAGCACGACCGAAAAGCTCGGCGTAAACCTGCACGCGAGACGTAGGCAACGCACACCTACATGCGTTGCATCTAACAATGTCAGCCATCGTTGTATCGCTCCCAGTCGTCGTAAAGCTGGACTGCGTCGTCCATAGAAATGTGTAGCTGCTTTGAGACCGTCTCGATGTCGTCTCCGTTGTCGAACATCTCAAACGCTTCTTCTTCGTCAGTCACAGAACCCCCTACAAGGCGGTCAAACTCGTCGGCACTCATGGCCAGAACGTCTTCAGGATAATTACGTGTTGTCACTGCTACCTCCTTGGTCAAAACAACGGCATGACCGAGATGTTGGCGTCGATCCACTCATCCGGCATAGGAACATCCTCGTTGTCCGCATGCACGTGGTTAAACGTCCACGTCCGCGTCACGTAAGAGCCTCTCGGACTGCTGTCCGTGTTGAGGCTGTCGATGTGCCCCAGCGGCGGCTCGTCAAACCAGACACCGTCTGAGTAGATGGCACCAACCTTATCGCACCACTCGCCCACCCAGTTACGAGCGCTCTCGTGGTTAACAAACCACCGCTCCCTGCGGGCAAAGGGAGTGTTACCCTTGCGCCAAAAGATGCGGACCTGAAAGCACCACTCGCGAGCGCCTTCGGGAAGCTGACTTACAATATCTAGCATCTAACCTCCTTTAAATTGTCCAACTGCTACATACCAAACAGGATGATCCTCGCTCAGTTTTGTAGCAGCAAAGTCTGCAACGATCGCATTGAACTCATCGACAGGCACGTGCAGCGTAGACTGCCGGATGTCTCGCCCGTCAATTAAGAACTCAAGCAAACCGCTACGGTCGAACGTCGCACGAACACGACGCCCAGCCATCTCAGAACATGGCCACACGCCGCCGTCCCCTACACCAGCCGTGCCCCTTGCCCACTCTTGCGTGTCCTTAGGGCTAAGCCAAATAGTGAACGACTCGCCACCATCCTTGATCTTCATGAAACCTCCATTTCTGTGCCGCAGCCGCATCTAGGCGGCCCGACCTCGTCAAGCCATTTACGTGTCATACGAATGATGCACCCGCACAACTCGCTAGGGCACGCGACCTTGACTAGCCGAGAGCCGACGCTGCCACGCTTGCGCGGCTTGAGTTCTACGTGCGGGTAAGCACCTAGATTTTGTGATAGCTCGGTGAGCCTGCGTCTAAACATCTCACCAGGAACAGTCGCAGTCATCTTGCCCTCCAAACCAAGAGCGACAGCGACTTTGCGAAACGGTCCACGGTGCCCGCACTGCGTGCCGACGCTGGCGTGAACCAACTCGTGCGCCAACACCGCCAACACCTCGACTGGGTCAGTCATAGTCGGGATGATGAAGATGTGCGCGCGTTGCTTGTCAGCGGAGACAGCCTTGTCCCAGCATTGACCGATGGCGTTGGCAGCACTCTTACCCCGGCTGCCTTTCGGGAAGCCCACGCTTACGAGTGGGTCGATGTAGTTTTCTCCGCCCGCAGCAATAAGCCACGGGCGCATTTGAGAGGATGCGGCGTTTAACCAAGCCTCCCTGGTTGTGTATTGCTCCATTGTCAGCCCTTGAACGCGTTGCGAATCGCCGTGTTGACGTCGCCTGCGAAACTCTTCATCGTAATGCCGATGTAGTTTCCGCTGGCGCTAATGATTGCAGGCGCCATCAGGCGGAACATGTAGCCAAGCGCTCTAGGCGGCATTGACGCTGCCCCTTCGCTCGCTTGTGCAAACTGGTCGTGCAATTGCTGGCAAAGCTGCAAGAAGCGACCGATGCGTATAGCGTCCCAATCCGCAATACGAATGTCGAATGCGTCTGCAACGCGATCGGCAGGATGCTCGTTGCGGATACCCTTGTCCCACAACTGTCGCGGAGTGACGCCGCTGTGCCGCAGTAGCGCGCCGACGGCGCACGAGCCTTGGCAAGCAACAGCGTCTACGGCAGGCGCTTCGTGGTTCTTGTCCTCTGGAACCAAGTAAAAGCACTGCGTTGCCCGAGTGTCCCAACCGATGTCCAGACCATCTAGGTAACTCTTTGCGATGGTCTCGATGCAATCGCCGGGCGTCATAAAGTGCAGCTTGTTCTTATCTACCTCAATCATTGTCTTACTCCTTGTTGGTTAGACGTAACCCCATTTGCGTAAACACGAGACGACGGTGTTGGAGCCACACGCTTCGCAACACCCGTCGCCAGAATCAGGCTCGACGAATTGCACGTTTAGACACTTCGTGCATGCGCCTGGAACAATCGAATCGTAGGCGTAGATGTCTAAGACCTCGTCCTTGTCCAGACCCTCGTGTTCGAGGATGGCTTCCGTGAACGGGCTATCCACGGCGCTTGTCCTCGTTGCGGAAGTAGCAGAGCACGCCGTCGAGTTCGTCGCGTGCCAAGTCCATGTCAGTGATGCGCTTGTTCACCTGCTCTAGCCTGTCGATGACGTTTGCGCGCTCGGCCAACAACTTAGCCAACTGCACGATGCGTTCGGTCTCACCCTTCTTGGTGACGTAGTATTCGTCCATGCTGTTCTCCAATTGTTAAATGTCGTAGCCCCAACGCCAACTAAACGTTGGGTGGTCCTCGTGACCGTTGCGCAAGTAACCGTTAGCTTGCGCGAAGTATTGCCCCGCACCACCGTCGGTGCAGCACAGGTCTAGTTCGAGCACACGAAGCACGTAGTCTTCGGCGCTCTTCAACGTCCACCCTTGCCCTTTCGGGAACTCGATAGACATGTGACCGCTGCCCTCTACGTCTTCGCTACATTCAAACTTAGCGCCGACGAGTTGGCATAAGCCGTGTAAACGACTGAGATGATTGCGACGTTCGCACTTGCGCCTGATCGGCTGCAACACAGAACGTCCTAAGCTTTCGACGAACTCCTTAAGTTTAGGTTCGTCCTTGTCCGATAGATGCTTGTAAGCATTACCGTTGATTAGCGGTTTAATCACTTGAGCTTGCTTTCGTCGTAGTCAGAGATGAGCCACACGAGTGGCATGAGAATGACGCACACAGCAATCACGATGTAGGCACCCATTGATACTCCTTGCGCAGTGATTCACGGCTTCGCACAAGACAGCTACGAAGCTACAAATAAAAAGGGAACGAGCCCCGGCTTACGCCGAGGTCTCGTTCGTCCATGCGTCGTCGGACCAGTGCTGCCGCATCACGTCTTCGACGTCTTCGCGGATAGCGATAAGACGCGCGAACTTCGCCGGAGTGAGCTTGACGCCCTTCCATCCGAAAACGCCACCCTTCACAGTGACGTTTGCCCATGGTGCCGTCGTGCCGTCCTTACGGGTCAACACGCCGGAGTCGTAGGCGATCGTCACGCCGTCGAGCCGTTGCTCGCGTTCGCGCTGCGCCTTGCTGGCGTCACGCGTCTGCTGTAGCAGCGCTTTCATGGCGTCCGGCGTCATCGTATCGAAGTCGATGCCGTCGAGAGATGCGGCAGCGCCGCCCAATGTTTCACGTTGTGACATATAGTCTCCTGTAGTGATATGGCAGCGATGCCATGGCCAGCGACGTTGTGCCGTCGGCCATCACATATGACCCGGCAGGGTCCGATTGTGACATCGGCGCCCAAAAAAATCCGACTGTTGGCCGCAAACCCGGCGGCGGCAACGGTTTACGGCGGCGGCCGAGAATTTTCTTTCCCTCGATGTCACAATCGACCTCTGCCGGGTCATAAGGGGTGGACTGCCGGACCCGTTCCGGTAGACTGCTGACTCGAAACTTTCCCTCACTACAGGAGACAACATGAAGAACGAACAGCAGCATTGGTCCACCGTCTACAGCATCGCGCAAGCGGCAGCCGCCGCCCACCGTGCCACTGGCCTACAGAAAGCCGAAGACCGGAAGAAGGGCGCAGCAACACTGCCGCTGCCGCGCTGGGTAGACGAGACCACTGCTCATGACGGCATCGCTAACGCCTACATCCGCTGGCATGCCGACAACGGCGCAGCAGCTCCGACGGTGCATGCAACGCGCTGGCTGGCTGGCTGCGGCACGAAGCATCAAGCCGAAGCCGCCAAGTCGCCGTCACTGGCCGTGACGGGTTGCTACGGTGGACGCAAGGCGTTGCACGTCTCAATCGACGACGCGCCCGAACCGTTCGAGTTCGACGCGACACTAGTTGAGCGCGAGAACGCGGAGGCCATCGACGCATGCATCATGAAGCTTAACCCGGCGCTGCGAGAGGTGGCGCTGCTGCTGCGGCGCGGCGAGGATCAACCGACGATC